AATTGAAGTTAGGGATTTTTTTCCATATTTCCAAATTTATTTAGACAAAAAAATAGCTACGCAATATAGTGAGTAGCTATTTAATATTTTCATTGTGCTAACTGAAATTAGTTACTTACAATAGTTGGTTGTGCACTTAATCCAGCGAATGGATTAGTTGCAGTTGATCCACTTAAGAAAGCTGCTGGTAAATGTTCCATACCTGTGAAGGTTGCAGAATAACCATAAAGGTCACCCAATGCTCCACCTGTTTGAATTGTACCACCAGTCAAATCTGCACCTAATTGTTCTCCAACTAATAATGCATCACCGTTGTTAGTCCAAACGATAATTTGATTTCTTCCGTAAGCCATTAACTTTAATTGAGTAGTCATATCGTTAGTTAATTTCTTCAAATTCAAAGTCAATGCCTGAGAGAAGAATGTTGTACCGTTATTTCTACTAGTAGTTACAGTTTCAGTATATGCACTTGAACCTTTCAATTGATAATAGTAAACAGTTGAGCCAGATGGCAAAGCGGTTACTTGTCCACTAGCATCTTTTGTAAATGAAGCTGTTGTATAGTTTAAGAAGTAAACTCCTTGCAAACCACCAATACTTTCTTTACAAACTTCTTGTCTACCTTGAGATAAATTACAAGCTGCCATAGTATTTTTGTTTTAATTTTTTTTTATTAATAGTTGGTGGGTTTCTGTTCTACGATACTCCCCACCGACCTAATATTTTTTAATCTATTTTTATAGATTAGTATGCTCCGTAAAGAACTACATCTTGACCGATACCAAAAGTTGTTCCACCAGTGTATCTCATAATGATTCTAAAGTTTTGAGAACCATCTATGTTTGCCATATCTAATACTCTTACTTCGTTGTAATCAGATAATAAACCTGTACCGAAGTGTAAGTTAGATTTTTGAGCTGCTACAACAGTAGAAGCTGGCATACCTGGACACAATACGATTTCAATACCGTTGAAGTTGAATGGTTTTTCACCAACGTTCATTTGATTGTTCCAACCGTTAGCACCTACTGCACCACCAGCTAATGCTTGTTGGTACGCTTTTGCTACGTTAGTTGGTACATACAATAATAAATCTTCTTTTCCATAAACTGCGTTAGGAATAGTAGAAACAATATCGTTTAATTTTGATAATACGTTAGCTGCTGTGATAGAACCAGAGATGATAGCACCTGTACCGTCAGCCTTAGCTGGTAATACTGCTGTTGCTCCACCTGCTGCTACTGATGCAGATAATGCTGGAATAAATCCTGTGAATTGACCGTTAGTCGCATCTAAACCTTGCCAAATAGAAATTTCAGTATTTTGAGCTACAATACCACCTACATAAGAAATCAAATAATCGTTGAAATCTTTAGGGATTGTATCAAATGCTGAATATCCTAATTGTAATGCTTCCCAAGAATCCAAGAATTGTTGCTTACATAATTGTAAGTTAACTTGTAATGGTTTTGGTACTAATACTGCTTCTGTTAAAGCAACAGAGCCTGAAGTTACGAAGTCACAAGAAGCATCAGTAGTAATATTATCTACTGCGATTCTTTGAATTACTTCTTTAAACTTCACGTTTGGATGTATCGTTACATATTTGTTATCTAAAGTTTTTGCTGATAACAAAGCTGCTGCGATATACTGACCTGCAAACTCACCGGCATATGTTGTGGTGATTGAAGGTTGTAAAAAGTTTTGTCTTTTGTTCATTGTGAAATGATTTTGTTTTTTAATAATATTTTATCTATACATTTTAGAAAGTACTGTTGATTGGTAATCTCCAGTTTTCTTGTTATAATTTTGTTTGTTTTGGATTTGAATTTGAGTATCAACCGGAGCACCATCTAATTTTGGTAACTCATCCTCATCTTCAGCACTCATTGAAATTGTTGGTGCTAATGAACCTGCTGGCATATCTGGATTTACTTCATCAAATTTAGATTTAATATCAGCCATAGTTTTTTCTAATGCATCTAATCTAGCACTCATTCTGATTAGAGGATCATTATTTTCTGTATCACTTTCATCATGTACATTAGAATCATCTTCTTCAGTTGTGTTAGGTAATCCTTTAGCTTCTCCTTTTTCAGCTTCTTTAACTGAATCAGTTACTTTTGCTGATGCTGCTTTAACACCTGCTTTTGGTGCTACTAATGGTTTTGATTCTGCTTCTTCTGCATTTTCATCACTTTCTTCATCCATATTCTCATCTTCATCATCTGTTCCGTTTTCTACATCAGTGTGTTCTTCTGGTGTTTCAATACCTGCGATTTTACCACCATCAATATCAATTACTTGAGTTGAATCGTTTCCTTCAGGAGTTGTAAATGTAATTGTGTATTCACCATCTTCTGCAGGTGTTGTTTTACCATCTGCACCAACTACAAAAACTTCATCATTAACATCAAAGTTTGCTGATTGAAGAATAGTTCCATCTTCTGTTTTAGCTTGAATAGGAGTGCTATCACTTAAGTTAAGAATACTCGCTATTTTGCTTAATACATGTTTTGCGTTCATATTATAAATGTTTTAATTCTTTAACACTACTATTTCTAATTGTAGTTATTTTTTATTGAAAATCCACTTATTTGCAGGATTTATTTCTGAATTACTTTTTAAAAGTTCTATTATTTTAGGTGATACTAAATCAGGATGCACCCACCAATCTTCATAAGAACTAAATTCATCTACTGCAATATCATTTACTATTAATTCGTATCCAAATGATTTTAAATAGTTTCTACTTTTTTCTCTGATATCACCGAATTCGTCCCTATAAAAGTCATGCTCAAAGGTAATGACTCTGAATTTATGCTTCCAAAATGGGATTTTTAGAAGAACTTCATAACTTATTTGTGGAGGGTCTACATCTATTTGTAAATAATCAGTAATATTATTCAATCCCCATATCGGCATCTTATCCCAATCCACTCCAGTTGCATCCATTTGATAGGGTATCGTTACTCTATCTTTCCAATTATCTATTACATTACTATCAATATCAATACTAACACCATCCCAACCCCATTCTTCTAATAACTTTGTATTGTTTCCATATGTAGGATGTGCACAACCAATCTCAATCCAACTACCAAATTCTAATCCATTAGTTGCCATTAGGACAAATAGGTCCTGGTATGATTGTGAATAATTTCTTTTAATTTTATCACTACCATTAAATTTATATCTTAATTGAGGATATTGTATATCTGTATATATTGATGGCTCTTTCCAATTATTACCAAATGAATTTAAATTATTTTGGATTGATGTTTTATAATTCTGTGGTATATTTGGTAATTTATTTAATCTTCTGAATATAGTTACACTTTCATCAAATAGACCAATCCACCAAGCTGTTACTGCTCTTTCAAAATCAAACTGCCATTCACCATACCATTCTAAATCAGTTATACTATTTGGTTTATCAAACTTTATATTTTTTGCAATTACTGAATGGGTGTATCCTTCTTGCCATTCCTTATTTCGTTCATATGTTCTACACAATAAATTATGTGCTTCTGGTCTATTTGGTAATAAACTAACTGCTCTTAATAATAGACCTTTTACCATAAACCATCTACTACCTTGTCTTTCAAAACATATAGCCATTCTACATAATGCTTCGTATTGTAATTCAATATCCCAACCAAATTCAGTTGCTCTTAAATAAAATCCACACGCAGATGAAGTTTGACCTAACTTTTCATATTCCCAACCCAACTTAAAACATATATTAGGATTTCTTGTATCATTTATATATGCTCTTAATAAATTCTTTAACTCCATATAACTTCATTGATTTGTGATTGAGGTACTTTTAATATATATGCTGCATTATCCTGAAATGCAAATGAGATAAGTAAATCTTCATTATGTAATGCTATGCCACAACAGAATTCTATTTCACCATCCATAAAACTAAATGATTCTGAAATATGTTGTATGTTCCATTCTAAATCCCAAATAACAAAACGATGTGTATATTTAGCATTTCTCTGGTCTAATTTATTTTTCCATAAATCTGTTTCATGAATTATACAAATACGATAATCACCCCAACGTACAACCTGTGAACTACCTCTCATATTTTGTAAATTACCAATACCCTCTTTATGTACGATTTGTGTAGAACTTAAATCACTAATGTTTGCACGTACTACTTCTGTTGGATTTGCCCACTTAACATAATGAAATGGTAAATCCTCTACTACCATCCAATTCTTTTCACAATATGAATCTTTATAAATTGGTGCTTCTATTCTGTATCTTTCCCTTTCATTCCAATCGTTATCCAATAGGCATAATTCCATTCGGCCTTGGCCGTTAGTTGTTGTATCTCTACGAACACCACTAATCCATAAATCACCTTCCCATCTAACAACTCTCGCATCCTCCAATCCCCAAAACTCCCACAATGGGGCTACATCACATTTAGAGGTATCAATTTTCGTATATCTCTCAATGGACATGTCTTTATTCAACTCTAACATAAAGTTGATTGTTTTGAGGTGTAAATCGTTTTCAGGATTAAGATATGCAAGTGGGCCATGTCTATTACCAAATACCTGCGTTCCTTCACAATGCATTAGGGTGTAGTTGACATGTCTTAAGTTACAAAGTAATGTTCCATTATCATTAAAGATAGATGGGTTCATTAGACCTGTACCATTTGTTTCTGTTGAGGGAATTATTAGTGGAAAAATATCACCACCATTATCAATAACTGATTTAACTAGATTTGCCATTATAGATTATGCCTTTTCTATTTAACAACAGGAATTAAAAAAGTATTAATTTTTAATAGAATAGAATTTCTGCTGATGATAAATCATAGCAATCACCACCAGGACATCCACATGTAATACCATAGGTAACACCCGTACTTCCTGCACTAAATGGAACGGATTGACCAGAACCATTATTAAATGCCATATTAACTTGTCCAGGTCCTGGCATAGAAGTTGTAAAGTTTACATAAAATTCTCTATATTCTTCGTAATAGTCAGGATCGTTATAACATTCACCCGTTATATATCCTGTATAACCCTGAGATGCTATGTATTCGGATGAAGGTAATATCCATTGGTAAATAGGTAATCTATTAGTTGCTAAATAAGGCCATGGCGATGCCCATATGTTAATGTAATAGTTATCTTGTATTTCACCAACTGTTTCACATTTATTACCACTTAAACCCATTCCAGGTCTATTGACAACAAATGTATTTAATTCAGCACCCGTTACTAATGCATTATTTACTTTCATTATTTACTTTCTAATTCTTTTACTCTTGCTTCTAATTCTTGTACTGCTTTAATTAAGACACCAACTGTTGAAGGAATATCCATTTGATTATGAAATATACCACTCAATTCTTCTGGTGTATCTTCTGCAATAAATCCAATGTGTGGAGTTACATTATCATTAGAATAAAAGAAACTAACAATTTGTGTTTGGTTTAATAATTCTAATGCACCTTTAGTAAATGGTTGAATATCCGATTTGAATTTACGAGATGATGTTTGATAGAATGCATTTGCGTAAAGTGAGTTACCGGATGAATCAGCGTATATTGCTGTTGATGTATATGCTGAGTTTGCACTACCATTACTTAATAGAACTGAATATTGATATGAAGGTGATATAGATGCAAATCCAGTTCCGGTTGCTCCTTGTGCACCGGTTGCTCCCGTAGGACCTGTTGCTCCGGTGTAACCTTGTGCTCCGGTTGCTCCCGTTCCACCCGTTGATCCAACATATCCCTGTGCTCCCGTTCCACCCGTTGCTCCTTGCGTACCTTGTACAGATGTTCCTGAAGTACCAATTACTCCTTGTGTACCTTGTCCACCAATATGACCTTGTATACCTTGAGTTCCAGTACCAGTTGTACCTTGAGAACCTTGTATTGATGAACCATTAGCTCCTTGTGCTCCTTGAATTGATTGTCCTGAACCTCCTGATGGACCTTGAGCTCCTTGTGTACCTGTTACTGATTGACCTATTACACCTTGTGTACCTTGTGGTCCCTGTGTGCCGGTTCCAGTTGTACCCTGTGAACCTTGCGTACCCGTACCCGTTGCTCCTTGTGCTCCTTGTGTCGCTTGTCCTACTGTACCCGATGGCCCTTGCACACCTTGTCCACCACTACTACCACTTTGACCGGTTGTACCTTGAGAACCTTGTATAGATGCACCGATTGTTCCTTGAGTACCTTGCACACCTTGTACTCCTTGTGAAGTTGGACCTTGTGAACCTATTATACCTTGTGGCCCTTGTGCTGTACTTGCCATACCTTGTGAACCCGATGGACCAGTTGTACCTTGTAGACCTTGCGAACCACTTGCACCAACATTACCAGTTATACCTTGAACTCCTTGAACTGATTGACCTGCAGTACCCGTTGTACCTTGACTACCTTGTACAAATTGTCCACTTGCTCCCTGAGAACCACTTATTCCTTGTATACCCTGACTTCCACTTGCACCAATTATACCTTGTGAGCCACTTGCTCCATATATACCCTGAATACCTTGTAATCCTTGTGTACCTTGTGGGCCTTGTGCACCTTGTAATCCTTGTGTACCTTGTGTACCTTGTATACCCTGAGAACCAGTTAGGGATAAATCAGTTCTCCATTTAAGAGTACCTGCTGTATCTAAGACAACAATTTTAGTTTCACCTGCACCTGCTGTTGCATTTGGAATTATAATATTTGCTGATACATTTAAACTACCAGTTATTGTTTGATCGCCACTAAATGTATTTGGTTGAGTTAATAGCGCCGATGAACTAACCCAATTTGTATTTAATCCTCTAACACTTGCCGCATCAATTAAACCAGTTGTATTGGTAATATAAGTTGCATTACTTGCTGAAGTTAATTGTTGTGCTGTATATTGAGCCATAGTTTTTTAATTTAATCTTTTGTTTATATCAGTTAAGTTATTATACTCAACAGCTAATTCTTTATTTTTTATTCTTAAATCCTTATTTTGATACTCCAAATAACGTATTAATGCTTGGTAGTATTCAATTTCATGCTTCAAATCGGTGTTTTCGTCTTCTGCCAATTCTAACATTACTTCTAAAAGAATTGTATCTTCACTCATTATAATAATTTAATATTAAAGAACGTTCCATTAGATGCCAATATTGTTGTTGCTACTGAACAATATGCACTTAAATCTAATGTATCAGTTGTTCCATTCATTTGAACTAAATATGTCCCATTTAATGTTTGATTATATCCTACATTTAAATTAGCTTGATTAATATTAACACTTGTACCATTTAATCTTATTTGAGTATTAATTTGGCCAGTTCCTGATCCAACACTTTCAAAGTTAACACCATATGATACCTGGTATGTTCCTGCTATTGTTGGCTGAAAATAAAAGAATTCACCATTATACCAACCTGATGGATCAAAATCAGAATGATTAAATGTAACAACAGTATCACTTCCTGCTGATATTGATTGGTCTGTTATTAATTGTTCTTGTGCAAATCCCGCTGTTGAAACTATCGAACCTGATACTACTAATCCTCTATTGAATGTAGGTGTTGGTATTGTTACCCCATCGTTAGGACCTATCGATAACCAAGGAGAATAACTAAATGTTGTTTGATCCCAATCACTAAATGAAGTTCCAGTTACATCTGTATTGATACCAAGCTCAACATCATTTGAACCATCATTAGGATTATAAACTCCTTGATAAAATGTTGCTGCTGCAGTATCATCTGCATATTGTGTATATCCTACACCAAATCCTGGTACTTTTGTTGCGTCTACAAATATAAAATTTCTACCAATTGAGTTCACAGCTCCATCACTTCCTGATATCCATAATCTTGGTGTAGGACCATTACTACCATCAGTTCCACCAATAACTACTCTATTTTTAATCCATGTTCCTGCTAATTGATCACCTATACCTAATGTGTTTGAACCCGATTGTAAAAATGTACCACTTATTATTTGATCGCCTATAAATGTATTACTACCTAATGTAGCTCCACCACCACTTCCTGTTATTGCATTAATTCTACTATTAACTGAAGTACTAAATGGAATAAAGCTTACACCATTAAGATTAACTGCACCACCTGTTAAATTAATTGTACTAAATGCAGTTAATGAAATTGATGAACTGTCCGAGGAGAATTGTATTTGACCGGAAGGGGATGTATTTCTAAAGTTAATATTTGTAGAAGGATTTGTTCCTGCTACATTAAAATCTACACCAATTCCATTAGCTTGAAAGTTTAAGAAATTGTTTTGCCATATTGCTGAGTTAGGAAATGAAATACCATTTGTAGATACACTACCCGTTGTACCAAATGTTAAATTGTTACTTTGAATAGTTTGTTGACCTTGAAATGTATTACTTCCTGTTGTTGCAAATCCTACTCCACCACTTCCTGCTATACCTTGTACACCTTGTGTTCCAGTTGCTCCTTGTGTACCTGCTCCTATTGTTCCTTGAGTACCTTGACTACCAATTGCTCCTTGCACACCGGTTGAACCTTGTGTACCAGCACCCGTTGTACCTTGTGACCCTTGTGTACCATTTGCCCCATTTGCACCTTGACTACCAACTGCACCTTGTGCACCATTATTTCCAGCAGGTCCTTGTGCTCCGGCATATCCTTGTAAACCAAATGCTCCTTGTGCTCCCTGTGTACCTGCACCCTGTGCACCTTGTGTTCCTTGTGCACCCTGTCCTGCAAACTGACCACTAATACCTTGTGCTCCTTGTGTACCTTCTATACCATTATGACCTTGTGCTCCTGTTGCACCCTGAACTCCTATTCCAGTTGCACCTTGTGTACCATATATACCTTGTGGCCCTTGTAATCCAACTGGTCCATCAGGCCCAATAGGTCCTAAATATCCTTGTATACCTTGAGGGCCTGTATTGCCACCAATACCCTGTGCTCCGGTTGTACCTTGCGAACCTTGTATACCACTACCTGATATTTGATTTATTCTACTATCAAAGCTAGCTGATGTTGAATTATAATCTAATTGGTTTACTGTACTATCAATACTATCCGAATTAAAATTTCTTAATTTAGTAGGAGTAATATAATTTGAAGTATTGTTAGGAAAATTAGCTTGATTCTCAGCTTGTAATTGTTGTTTAGTTAATTGAGCCATGTTGTATGTTTTCTTTAAGTAGTTTGTCCGTTTTCGTATCCATTATCATATCCTGCATTAAATGCCCCTTGATTGTAAACATCTTTTGCTGATGCTTCAATGACACCAATACCTTGTTGTGCAAGATAACCTTCACAACAATCTCTTCCATATCTATCTTCGTGTAAACATAAACAACCTCTACGATTGTTTTTAGGAGATGACCAACTGATTGTAGGACCTATATATACTCCACTATTATTCTGTCTATTAACAGAATATCTTAAATTTCCGTTTCTACTATTCGACCAGATTGGCATGATAATTAGTTTTATATCTATAACACCACCAATCCTAAAAGTTATTGAGATGTTTTTCTCATTGCCTCTTCATGCATCAATTGTTCTAAATTAATTTTATCTGCTTTATAAGCTAGGAATAATAAACACTTCTCTAAAGGTTCTTTTGTAACTATATCAATTTTCTCTATATCACCACCTGCTAAAGAAATGATTGACGAATAATTTCTCCACTTCTTTCCAAAATTGATTTGAAGTTCGGATGTAATCCCATTTCCTTGCTCGTAGAGTTCAGGATAGAACTCTGCAAGTCCATTAACAAATTCACAAAAAAAAACAAACAACCAAAGTGAGTATCCATTCCTACATCTAACCATTTCTCTGATTCAATCTCTCCATTATAAGGTTTAATTGTATACCATAGTTTGCCGTTAGTTTCAATGGGTCTGTAAAGTATACTCATTATATTTGCCCAATTATCATCAATAGTAATTGTATCGTATTTAGTTATATCTACATAAGCTCCATATGACATCTGTGATAAGTTAGGTTCAAATCCATATTCAACACCACCAATTGTAATCGTTTTATGTAATTCATGTTTAGTTTCGGACATAAATGATTGAAGTGTTGATTTAAGAGTTTGGAATGCTTCATTAGATATTTTATGCAATTGATCTGCACTCAAACCACATAAGTGAAATATTGTAATTGCAGTTTGTGCTTCAGTATCTCCTTTATAATCTTCTAAATCCTTTTGTAATGCTAGATATTCTCTTAGGGTAATATCTTTCCAACTCTCTGGTACTACTAATTCTATTATTTGTTTCATATGTTATGCTTCGTAATTATTTATTGTTTGTTGTTGTAAGAAAAAATATTTCATTTGTAAATCCTTAACTTTCTTTTCTTCATTAAGTAATTTTGCATTCATAGCAATTATATTTGCATTTAATGTTTCATTGATTTGAAGTAATTCCTGAGTAAGATGGAATACAGATTCTATTTGTTCTATTGTATAATCCTCTCCATGTATGTTTATCATATCTTTTATTTTAATGATTGGTGATTTATATATTCCATTAGTGCTTCATTTGCAAATATCTCATCTGCTTGTTTGGTAATGAATGCTCTTATATCTTCTACCTTTTTTAATCCTCTTAATTCCTTATTTATTTTTGTCCAATGTTCTTGTCTGTTTTCAGATTTGAATGGTTGCATTAGGTCTAATTTTCTAACATTATCTTCACCCAATGTAGCGTGATATGCCTTTCTATATTCTGTGTATTTTATTTTTGCACAATCCTTACATAATGCTCTTCCTTCATATTTGTTTGTCCAACCTTCATTCCATTCAACTCCACATTCTTTACAACATTTACTGAACTCTTTCTTTCTTATCATAACTTATTTTTAATGAAATGCTAATGAATATTTTCCTTTACCTTGTGCTTTAAGACTCAATCTCATCATTGCTCCATATCTTGCCGCATCTATTAAGTGGTCTAAACCTCCTTCAGGTGTATCAGTAGTATATCCGTTCTTATCACTTGCCCATTGATAACCATAGAACTCATTAATTAAATTCTGTGATTTCTTATCTAATTTAATATTAAAGTTTTGAAGTGTTGTGATACCAAACTTAATACTATCTTTACCTTTTGTTACCGGCTTAATATTAAATCCTGCTCTATACAATTCTTCAATCAAACGAGGTTCTGCACTATCTGCCCATATCTCTTCTTTACCAATGTTCAACTTCTTAAAGATACTAATAATATCGTTAGTAACCAAACCTTTTTCATATAATATTTCTTCAATAAACAAATCATTACCATTCTTTATTAGGGCTACCATTGCTGTTGGATCTTGTGAAAATCCAAAGTCTAAACCAAAGCAAACAAATTCACCTTCAAATGTTTCAACTGTATCAAATTGGAATATTGCTTTTTCATTCGGTGCAAATTCTCCTTTACCATATATCTTCCAATACTTAGGATTTTTAGTTTCTAATTCTTCGATTGCTCTTACAATAGAAGGTTCTAAATAAACGTTATCTCTAAATGTTGTTACAAATCTTTCACAATCTTGCATTTGTCTAAGCCAATGGTAAGGAGATATGGTCGGGTTATAAGCAAGTATGATACGACCCGTAGTTCTGATAGATAACTGAAAATAACTTTCTTCATCAATCTCACTAGCCTCATCAATAAAAAGTATATCAGATTTAATACCACGTAACTTATCAGCATCATCAGTAGAGAGGAATTGAACAGTAG